GGCTCCGACCCTTGCGCCTGGAGCCGCCAACCGGTCGATCGTCTGGGAACTCACCGTCACGAACAACGCCGTGTCGGACACAGACAGGGTGACAATCACGGTGACGGCGCCGCCGGGCGGCGTTCGCGTCGGTGCGATCGCCGCCAAAGCGATCTACGTCGGCTCCCGCCGGGTCGAGGCGATCTACGTGGGCAGCCGCAAGATCTGGGGCTGATGTAGGATCCCGCTTCATGAGTGAAACCGAGGTTGGAGGAGGATTCGGTTCTCCGTTCGCCGGCGCGGGCACCGAGGCAGCTGGCGGCGAACTTCACCCGGCGGGCGCTTCACCGGCGCCGACGAACGGCACGGCGCCGAGTACCGGCGAGTCGCCACCGGCGTCCGGAGAGCAGCCGCCAGCGGCCGCCGCAGCGGGCGAGGCGCCAACCGGTTCCGAGGGCCCTCCGCTCGCCGCTCCCGCCGACTGGTCGCCCGCGGACCGCGAGCGGTTCCGTGGGCTGCCCCGCGAGACCCAGCAGTTTGTTCTCGACCGGACAACGCCTACGCCCGTGCAGCGCGTCGCGCAACGCTGGCAGCCCTACGCCGAGGAACTCGGCGTAGGCATGGACACCGTGATCGATGGCCTCATGCGCGCGGAGTGGACGCTGCGGAACGGCACGCCGGCGGAGAAGCGCGGCCTGATCGATCGGATCACCGAGGACTACGAAGTGCCGTCGCAGGAGGCCGCTGTAGCCGCCGATCCGCTCGGGGTTGGAGCTACTATCGACCAGGCGCTCGGTCCTATCCGCGAGCAGCTGCAGACGCTCCAGGGCGCGACTCCGGAGCCCGCCGTGCAGGAGATGAACCGCGAGATCGAGGCGTTCCGGTCCGAGCGTGGAGGGGACGGCCAGCTGCTGCGGCCGCACTACGACGAGGTCGCTGGCGACATGAATATGATCGCCGAAGTCCGGATCAGGCAGGGCCAGCCGCTCGGTACGCTCCAGGAGCTCTACGACACGGCCGTCTGGTCTCACCCGGCACTCCGTGAGAAACTCCAGGAAGGGCGCCGGGAGGAGCTTGAGCGCCGTCGCCAGGCGCTCGGCGGTCTGACTGGCGCGGCCGCCGGCGGCGCTTCGACGGGAACCATGAATGACACGCTGAGGGAACTGCTGCAGTGACGACGATTACCGAAGCCGTTGCGACCACGATCCGGCGCCATAGCCGCGAGATCGCCGACAACGTGAGCAAGAACATTCCGCTGCTCATGCGCCTCCGGCGCAAGGGCCGATCCACCCGAATCGACGGCGGTACCGAGATTCTTGAGGAACTCGACTACGCCGAGAACGAGAGCTTTTCCTGGTACCAGGGTTTCGAGCGGCTCCAGGTGGTGCTCTCGGAAGTCCTTACCGGGGCCCTCTACTCCTGGAAGCAGTGCGGCACCGCGGTGGCGATCTCGGGCCTGCTCCGGATGCAGAACCGCGGCTCGGAGCGGATGGTCGACGCGATCGCCGGCAAGATCAAGAACGCTCAGCGCACCCTGTCCAACAAGATGGACGAAGCCCTGTTCAGCGACGGCACCGGCGACAACGGAAAGCAACTCGGAGGCTTGCAGCTCCTGGTCTCGACGTCGCCGACCTCCGGGGTCGTGGGCGGCATCGACCGCGCTACGGCCGACTGGTGGCGCAACTACGTGCTCGACGAGAAGAGCACCAAGGCCAACATCGTCAGCCAGTGCCAGAAGGTGCAGCGGAACATCACCCGCGGCAACGACATGGCCGATCTGATCGTGATGGACGACCTCCTGTACGGCCTGCTGCAGGACGCTCTTCAGGCGCAGCAGCGATTCAGGACTGAGAAGGCCAATAACGACATGGTGCGGGCCGGGTTTGAGTCGATGCGGGTCGGCACCGCTGATGCGGTTCTCGCCGGCGGCGTCGGTGGCAGCTGCCCCGCGAGGCGGGCCTACTTCCTGAACACCGACTACCTGGCGCTTCGCTCGCACCGCGATCGCGACATGGTGCCGGAAGAGGCGGGGCGCCCGATGGACCTCGACGCTGACGTCACCTGGCTTTACTGGATGGGCGCCTTGTGCTCTTCGAACCTGCGCCTGCAGGGCGTCCTGGAGGGTTCCTGATGCCGCTGGTTTTCAACCCCAAGCGAGTCGACGACAGTCCGGAGTGGCAGGCCGGCCAGACGACGTTCGACGTCTCCGGCAAGGTGTTCGTCTACTGCCAGAACAAGGGCGCGATGCTGGATGCACACGAGGCCGGAGAGATCGACGAGAGCTACAGCTGCAGACCCGCACGCTCCGCCACGGACGGCGTCCGCGTCGGAGTCCCGGAGGTCGACCTGGGCGTCGGGAAATGGGGCTGGCTGCAGATCTACGGGCCCGCACCGGTGATGGTTGGCGCCAACTGCGCGGTCGACGCCGTCCTCTACACGTCCGGGACGGCCGGCACGCTCGACGACACTGCCGGCAGCCAGAACAAGATCGAAGGGATCTGGCTGACGACGGCGAAGGGCGCCGGCGCCGGCACGGCTCCGGCGATGCTGAACTTCCCCTACTACAAGATCGGATAGATGCCCACCGACGCCACACTCCCCGTCGAGTTCGCGCACGATCCCGTGCGCGGCGAGGACATCGTTCGCGTGCGCGTCGACCGGAACACGGTCTTCGAGCATCCTGCCGACGAGCACTACCAGCTGCGCTACCCGAACGAATGGAAGGCCTTTCAGGCCGGCGAGGACTCCGCGGGCACGCCGATCGAAAGTCTGGCCTGGATCGATCCGGCGGTCGCCCGGACGCTGCGGGCCAAGGAGTTCACGTCGCTCGAGCGCCTCGCCGCCATCTCCGACGGGGAGCTGACGACAATGCGATTGCCCGGCATCCGCAAGATCCGGGACCGGGCGATCGAGGAGCTCGAGCTCCGTGCGCGCGGCGAGCAGTTCGACGACCTCAATCGCCAGATCGCCGAGCTCCGGTCCCAGCTCGAGGCGCAGGCAGCTCCGGAGGCTGAGGCAGCTCCGGAGGCTGAGGCAGCTCCGGAGGCTGAGGCGAAGCCCGCACCCAAGAAGCGGTCCCGGCGCGCGCCGGCGAAACCCTCGTAGCGGGGCGTCTTCGACGTGCTGTCTCGGGCGATCGACATCGCGCGAGCGGCTACGGCCGCCGCGGGCCTGGAGCGACCGGAATCCCTGATCTCGGAGGACGGCGCGCCGATCCTGGCGCAGCTGAACCGCGCGGGAGAGGAACTCGCAGCACTCCGCGGACCCTGGGGTCAGGGCTGGCCCGAGCTGACCATCGACCGCGAGATCACCCTCACCGGAGCCGCCGAGTATCCGCTGCCGGCCGACGTCTCCCAGATCATCGAGGGGACCGTCTGGTGGTCGGGCGACTACGACGCCCTGGGCGGCCCGCTGACGCCCCAGGAGATTTCCCAGATCAACCGCGGGCAGTGGTGGCAGGACCGGACGGTCTGGTGGATCAGCAACAACGGCGTCGACGCCACGATCTCCCTCTGGCCGCGCGTCAGCGGCACCCTGACACTCACCTACATTTCCGAGAACTGGGTGGCCGTGAGCGAGGGCGCGACCGCCTCCGCGGCGCGGATCGCAGCCGACGGCCACGTGCCGGTCTTGCTTTCGCGCCTGCTCGAGCTCGGCCTGGAGTGGCGCATGCGCGAATCGCTGGCGCTCGAGTACATCGCGACCCTTGGACAGGCCGAGCTCGAGCGAGATCGCGCGTTCGGTCAGGCAGTCGGTCGCACCAGCGCATCGATCGGTCCCAGGCGCCCCCAGGCGGGCCCCGGGATCGGAGGCCTCACGATCATCGAGCGGGAGTCCGGCGGCACGGGCGCACCGAGCGAGCACGGGCCGACGGTCTACGTCGGCTGGTCGGCGGCGGCGCAGCCGACTACGGATGAGGTGCAGAAGTCATGGATTCCGCGGCCTGGCCTGGCGGACCACGCGCTGCCCTCCCGGGCTTCGGCCGGCCATGTCGGATTCGCCCTGCCTGCTTCGGCCGGCGCGCCTACCGGGATCATTCTCGGAGGATTCGACCAGTTCGGCGCGTTCGGGCGCCGCGACGACGAGACCTTGATCGGCCAGCAGTATCAGGTCTGGACCAGCGCCAATCAAGTCGACCACGAGGTCTACGGTGGCGGCAACAGCTTCCTCTCTGTCGTGCTCTGATGCCGGACGCGAACAACCCGAACCAGGCCTCCTACTGGCTCGACCAGGTCGCGGCGCACGAGCGCCGCGTCGGCGACTGGCGGAATGGCTCCAGGCGCATCGTCCAGAAGTTCGCTCCGAAGCCGGACCGCGCGCCGCGGCACGCGACGCTCTGGGCCCATGCCGAGAGCGCGCTGCCGGCGCTCTACGCCCAGCCGCCGTCGATCATTGCTCGCCGGCGCCACCGCGACGCTGATCCGGACGGCCGCCTGGCGGCCGAGGTGCTGCAGCGCGGAGCCTCGGCGGTGATGGAGCCAAGCGGTTACGACGAGTCGATCGGACGCGCCGTCCTCGACCTGATCCTGGTGGGCCGCGGCGCCGTCTGGGTCCGCTACGACGCGAACGACCAGCCCGACGTTCCGGTCACCCGCAGCGGCGACCAGTGGGTCGCTCCGGACGGCCTGCCGGTGCCGGACGACCTGGTCGTCGCGGATGAGAGCGGCGCCGGCGTCTGGGTCGGCGAAACGCGCGACGAGATCGCGTTGCTCGACTACGTGCACTGGTCGGATCTGGCGCACTCCGAACATCGCACCTGGCACGAGCTCACCCGGGCAGGCTGGGTCGGTCGGCGGACATTGATGCCTCCAATGCAGTTCCGGAGGCGCTTCGGCCGCGAGGGCAAGCCGTCGCCGGTCGCCAGCGAGGACGACTACGGACTTTCCGGGCGGCGCGACGACGACGTTCTGGTGTGGGAGATCTGGGACACGCGATCGCGCGACCGGATCATGGTCAGCCCGGGCATCGACGAGGTCCTCGAGCGCCGGCGCGACCCGTACGGGCTTCCGGAGTTTCTGCCGTGCGCCATCGTCTGGGGCAGCCGTTCGAACGAGAACCTGGTCCCGATGGCGGACTGGACCCAGGTCGAACGTCTGGCCGATGAGGTGGAAGACTCGAGCGAGCGCCTCGGCAGCCTGATCCAGAAAGTCCGTATGCGGGGCGCTTTTGACAACTCGGCTCCCAATCTCGCACGACTACTCGACGGAGACCAGGACATGGTCGGCGTCGACAGCCTGCAATCGCTGGTCGGCCGCGGCGACGGCACGCTGGCAAGCCTCATTCAGTTCGTGCCCCTCGATCCCGTGGTGAACGCGATCGCGGCCCTCTACCAGTCCAGGGACCAGTCGCTCGCCACGATCCGGGAGATCGGCGGATTCGACGGCGGCGCCCAGAACCCGCAGGGCTCGGCTACGGAGTCGCGGCGCCGCCAGCTCTCGGCCGGCCGGCGCCTCGAGCGGCGCCGGCGCATGGTCGAACGGTTTGCGCGGAACGCGGCGCGGCTCCTGGTCGGCGTGACGGCACGCCTGGTGCCTCCGGAACGACTCCGCGAGGAGTCCGCGTTCGATCTCCTGCCGGAAATCGCCGGGCTCGAGCCCGCGGCCCGCGACGAGCGCTGGGCGACCGTGTCGGAGCTTCTCAAGTCGCCCAGCTCCTGGCGTATCGACGTCGAGACGGACTCGACGATCGAGACCGACCTGTCGATCGAGGAGCGCGCCGGGTTCCTGTCCGCGATCGGCGACTATCTGCGCTACGCCCTGCCGGCCGGCCAGAGCGATCCGGCCCTGGCGCCTGCCCTGGGCCAGCTCCTCCTGTACTCGGCGCGGACATGGCGCGCCGGCCGATCCGTCGAATCCGTACTCGAGGACTACGTCGCCGCGGTCGACGCCCGGGCGCAGCAGCAAGCGGCCGCCGCGGAGCAGGCCGCCCAGAATCCTCCACAGGAGGAGGAGCTCGACCCCGAGCAAATGCAGCAGCTCCAGCGGCTCGAGCTCGAGCGGCGCCGCACAGAGGAGCAGATCGCGGCGATCCAGCAGCGTTCGCAGATCGAAGGCCTCGAGGGCCAGCTCCGGATCGAGCGCGAGGCGGCGAGGCTCCAGGCGGCTCAGCAGCGCCTGGCCGATGCGCGGCTTCGATCGGCGCGACGAGCCGAGGAGGCCGGCAATTGAGGCGCCGCTGGGTCTGGGTCTCTGGCCAGGGCCTCGTGGAGGTCACGGCAGCCGAGCGGGCGACGTCTCCGGAGATCATTCCTGACGTCCAGAACGCCTTCCAGTCACCCGTCGACGGTTCGATGATCACCTCGAGGCGCGAGCTCCGCGAGCACAACCGCCGCAATGGCGTCGAGCAGATCGGCAACGATCGGAGGCCGCCGCGCAAGCCGCTCGAGGTCAGCGCCGAGCGGATCGCGCGGACGCTCTGGCGTGAACTGAACCCGCCGTGATCGAGGCGCTCCGGGTGGCCGCGGCCAGGCGCTCGCTTCTCTCTTACTGCCGGCTGACCTATCCCGACTACCAGTCGCCGCCGCACCTGGTCGAGATCGCCGATCACCTCGAGGGGGCGCTTCGCGGCACGGGGTCGCGCCGGATTCTCATCGTGCAGCCGTTCCGGCACGGGAAGTCGCTGCTCTGCTCGGCGCGACTGCCGGCCTGGTGGCTGGGCCAGCGGCCGACCGATGAGGTCCTCCACGCATCCCACGGCCGCGAGCTCGCGGAAACGTGGGGGCGCGCGACCCGTAACCTGCTCCGGACGCCTGAACATCGAACGGCCTTTCCCGAATGCCAGCTCGCATCCGACAGCCGCTCGGTCTACCGGTTCCACACGACCGCCGGCGGCATCTACGTGGCCGTCGGCGTCGGCAACCAGGCGGTGGGCCGCGGCGCCAACCTGCTGATCGTCGACGATCCGCACAAGGGCGTCGTCGACGTCGACGACAGCGATCGCCGCGACGCGGTCTGGCGCTGGTACCAGACCGACCTGTACAGCCGGCTCTACACCGACTCAACTGTCGTCGTCGTCACGACCCGTTGGCATGAGGACGACCTTGCCGGGCGTCTGCTCGCGCAACAGGCCGAAGGCGGAGACCAGTGGACGATGCTGCACTATCCGGCGATCGACGACGCCGGCGCCGCGCTCTGGCCAGAGAAGTACCCGGTCGGGCGTCTCGAGCACATTCGCGCGGCCGTCGGAGAGCGCACCTGGCAGGCCGGCTACCAGGGCCGGCCCGCGGCCGCCGAGGGACTGCTGCTGTCAGCCTCCTGCCTGGTTGACATCACGCCTCCAGCGCCGGAGAACCTGGCGATCGCCGGCGGCTCCCACTATCCCGTCAGCGCCGAGGAGTCCGCTGCTCACGTCGTGCTCGGCGTGTCCGCGTCGGGACGGTGCTGGGTGCTCGACGCCTGGCGTGGAGAGGGAGGTGCTAGGACCTGGGCCGCGGCGCTTCGGGGCCTGGTCGACCGGTGGCGGCCGCTCGCCTGGGTCGAGGACCGCGCGCAGCTGGCCGGCCTCGAGCCGGTCCACAACCTGGTCGCCCGGGAGCTCGGCCGATGGCGCGGCCGCGTCGACCTCCCGATCCCGCGGGATCCGGAAGAACGCTCGCGCCCTCTCCAGGCGCAGATCGAGGGGGCTGGCCTCGGATCGATCCCTCGCCTGGCGGACGACGTGCGCTCCCAGGTAGCCGTCTATCCAGCCGGCGCCCAGCACGACCTGGTCGACGCGCTGATCATCGGCGCCTACATGCTGCCGGCGATGCGCCGCGGCGCGGCCGCCCAGGCGTCGGCGCCGGCCGCCGGCGTCAGCGGCTGGGGCGTCCACTCCTACAAGGGAGGCGGCCGGTTCGAAGTCGGGCTGACGATGGACCAGCTGCAGCGACGGGTCACCAGGTCGAGAGCGTAAAGGCAAATCACGAGGTTGTGTATAGTCCTCCCATCGGCGTAGCTAGCCGACGATGATCATCGCCGGCAGGATCTGGCCCGCCCCTTGGATGAGGTCGGGCCCGTCCTGTCGGCCCTTTCAACTCCGACTGCGGCCTTGAAATCTTTTTCCCGGAGGTGATGCGGAACCAGACAGTGGACGCGCGACAGTCGAACGGCTGGCGTGCCCGACAGTCGAATCCGGCGCGGCGTGGTGCCGTGCCACTTTGTTTGAACGGGCTTAGGCCCGGAAACACACGACCCGGACAGAACCGGGTCACCGAAAGGAAACTGCATGAAGAATCTGAGTATGTTCGTACTCATGGCCCTCGCCGCCGCGGCGGCGTTCGGGCAGTTCGGGGTTGTTGTCGACCCGGCGAAGGTCAACGTCGCCTGCCCCGACGAGGAATGTCACGTGGCTCCCGTGTTCATGGGGTCCGGAGGGTTCGTCGGCAGCATCGCCGACGGCTTCGACGAGGTGAACTACGTCGTCACCTGCGGCAACGTCAGCACGTCCGCGTCGGCGATGCCCGATGCGGGCGGAGTCGTTCGCGCGCTCTTCGACGAGCAGAACGGTCTCGCCTGTGCCGGCATGGGCGGGATGATCGAAGTTCACGGTCTCGATGATGGCGGCTGGTACTGGATCAACGACGCGACCAACTCGGCCGTCTCGCCGCTGCTGGCCAAGGACGTCCTGGGCAACGACGGCGTCAAGCCCACCGATCCCGGTGGCGTGGTGTTCACCGTCGGCGAGTACGGCACGCTGGTGCAGGCTGCAGGGCGGATCGGCATCCTGCCGCACATCCTGCCGGAACCGACGATCGAGATCCCGCCGGTTCCTGAGCCGGAGGCGCCCACTGTTTGCATGCCCGCATGGGACGCGAATAACCGGGCGTTTTACGCCAACGCCAACGACTGCATGCTTGGCGACGGCGGGACCGTCATCACCATGACGCGCATGACGTCCGACGGACGCCGAGGTCGGCTGACCGACAGCATTCACCGGAATCCCGGAGGAGGCAGCGATGTCGAAGTCGCTCTTCAGCTCTGGGGTAACGGCTCGGGCCACGTCAGCCAGTCCACGAATCCGTTTCTGGGCTGGGACGTGCCGAGTGGCCAAGGCCGCACGCCGGAGTCATTGAACGCGCACTTCTGGATCTCGCCAAACCGCGACGGCACTCTCGGCACCGGGTTGGCTGAGATGGGGGTTGAACTCGAGGATGGAGGAATGGTGTCCATCCCTGGCGATCCTGTGAGGGTGCCCGCCCCTGAAACCGGTGACGACACCGCCACGAAGGCGCGCGAGGACGGCTTCTATATGGACAGCACCACTGGCGAACCCCAGTGCACGCAGGCCGTCCGTACGGTCACCGATGGTGTCGGGGGCGAGGTCAACTACCTCCAGTTTGCTGCTCGGAGCGGCGACGACCCAGTCGAACTCAACGCTGCCACTGATGCCGGTCCTGGGGCCGGCGATGATCTGGACACGCTGGCCACGTGGGTCGACGATCACAACAAACTCGCCGCGAACAGCAAGATCAAGACGGTCACGGTGCGACACGGCGGAGCCGACGGCACAATCGGAGGCGACAACGCTGCGGACGACGGTGATCACGAACTTCCCGCCGTGGTCTGCGCGACGACTCCTGGCGAGTCGACGACACAGTTCGTGGATGCGACGCTCGTGATCTCGCCGACCACGACGTACTGCAACGACGACAACAACAGGACGGGGACGGTCTACGTTTTCGCCACCCGGGCTCGGGAGCGTAACGATGTGATTCCGGACATCCGCCAGACGGACCGCCCGGGCCATTGGACTCACACGCTCAACGACTCCGCGTCGTTGAACGTTCACTGTCCTGCCGAGTAACTAGACGAGGGCGGGCCCGGGTTCGAAATGGGGTTTCCATCAGTTTCCCCTTCTCCTCTGGGCATCGCCTCTCCAGGGCCCGCCAGTCGAAAGGCTGGCGGGCCTTTTTCTTTGCCCGCATCGGGCTAACATCGCCGAATGGCGATCAATCTCATCGACAAACTTCGGTCGGCGTACTTCCGGCAGGACGGATCCCGCGGTCCGGTCGCGGACGCCGAGGAGGTCGCGGTCGGAATCGATCCAGCTCCGGACGCCGGCGACAACGTGAAGGCGTGGATCTCGGCGCTCCGGGCCGCCATCCCCACGATCCACACCGAGACGGCGGACCCCGGGCCCGCCGACGGGGTGAACGGCGACTTCTGGTTCAACGTTCTGAACAACGAGGAAGCCCGGTGCTGGGAGAAGATCGAGGGAGTCTGGCTTCGCATATTCGACGCGGACAAGAACCCCACGGACTCCGACATCGGCGAAAAGGCGTTCAAGAACCCGCCGTCCGGCCTGAGCACCCAGCAGAAAACGGCCGTGCGGACGGCCATCGGCGCGGGCACGGGCGGCGGCAGTGGTGGTGGGCTCACGTCCGTCTCCACTGACGACACGCTGACCGGCGCCGGCACGAGTGAAGACCTCCTCAAGGTCGCCAACCCGTTCACCGACGCTGACGAGTCCAAGCTGGACGCCATCGCTTCCGGCGCCCAGGTCAACCCGACCGATTCCCAGATCGGCGAAAAGGCGTTCAAGAACCCGCCGGCCGGCCTGAGCACCCAGCAGAAGACGGCCGTGCGGACGGCCATCGGCGCGGGCACGGGCGGCGGCACTGGTGGCGGCGGCAGCACGGTAGTCCCGCAGTCCCTGACCCAGAGCGGTCGAATCCCCCCCTCGGGCCAGAACATCACCCTGGGTGCTACATGGGATCTGGACATCACCGCGATCGGCAATGAGGCGGCGTGGGTGACGCGGCATTCCGACAACAGGCAGATCACGTTCACCAAGAAGGGCACCTACCGGCTCTACGGCCAAATCAACGTCGAGCAGGGCAACAGAACCGGCCCGTCGCTCAGCCTGAACGGCTCGAACGTCACGATCCTGGGCTGGTCGAACCCGTACTCCCGCGACGCCGCCAACAGCGAATTCGCGGCGCACCGCAGCGTGGACTTCCTGGTGGCAGCCGATGGGGCGTCGGCCCGCGTCCAGGTCGTGAATCGCCTGACATCGCCCACGGACTCATCAAGCGGTCTGGTGACGCAAACGATGCACGTGGAGAACGTCACCAACCTCCGCGTCATGCCGATCGCCAGCATCATCACGGGCGGGAGTGCGGCTCCGTCCGGGGGCTATCCTCCCGTCGCCGGCCACCTGGGCGAGGTCCTGACCGCCGGCGAGACGGACGCCGACTGGCAGCCCACCTACGACGCCGCCGCGCACGACGCGATCCGACACAACGAGGTCCAGATCTACGGCGTCAAGCAGTCGGTCGAGGCATGGACTTCCGAGATCGCGGCCAACTCGACCGAGCTAAACACGCTGGAGGGCGAGGTCGCGGCGCTCGAGCAGCATGACACCCCGTGCACGGCCTACACCGCGCCGTACGAATCCACCACCGTGGCGATCGCCCAGGTGGCCTGGAAACCGCTGCTGCGCCCCGGCGTGGCGATGGTCAACGAGGGCGGCTGGCGCGTCGGTTCAGCCGGCCTGACGGTTCCTCGGAGCGGCGTGTACGACGTCGACGTGAACCTGGTCGTCGGCGGCCTCGATCAGCACGTCACGGTCCAGGCGCGCTTCGCCGTCAATCGTGACGGGACGGACATCACTTTCCCCAACACGCTGCCGAGCTACCTGCGCAACGGCGTCGGCGACCAGGGCATCGAGCACTCCGCCCTGCTGCCGCTCATCGCCGGCGACCAGCTGTTCGTGCAGCTCCGGGGCAGCGTCGACGAGACGGTGCAGATCGCCGGGGCTCAGTCGAGCATCAATGTCTTCCGCATCGGCCCGATCACCGCGCCCGTGCACGGCACGGAGGTGTTTACGGGCTGGCTCTCCCGTGGCCACGCCGCCTCGAACGTCGACCTGAGCCACGCCGAGTCGACCCACGGCGAAGCCCCGGGCGCCTGGGTCCTCCGGGGCATTCCGGACGACGGCCTCGAGTGGCTGCTCTGGTGGGCGGTCCCGACCGCGTTCGAGCAGCCGGCGAAGTTCACGATCGGCGGCATCGACGTGTCGGAGGCGGTCCGCGCTCCGGTGGCGCGCACGATCGGAGCCGTGGAGTATCAGATCTACCTCGTCGTCGACGAGGCTTACGCCGGTCCCTCCTGGGACGGCCAAACAATCAGTCTGGAGCTTGCTGCATGACGACTCTCGCCCCGACGACCGAGAAGACCCGGCTGCCGCTGACGCTGGATTCAAACGCCGCGAGCAAGGCGGCTGTCACGGCGGCCAAGGTGTTCGTTGCGGCGGCGGGTGCTCCCGAGGCGGGGAACAGCGTCGAGGACTGGCTGGCCCACTTGGCCGCCCAGGGCGCGGGAGTCCACTACTTCTCCGACACCCTCCCGGACGCCGACACGCTCCCGGTGAACTCCATCGCGTACCTGGCGAACGCCGCCAGGCCGGGGTTCAGGCGCGTTGCCGAGGGCGGCTACCAGTTTGTTGTCGGCCATGCGGACAACGACACCGGAGACGAGTTCGGGGTCTACATCTCCCACGCCGACAGCCTGCCGGGGCACCCCGTGTTCGGCAGCGTCATTTCCAACTGGCGCGAATACGTCAACTACGCGGGGTTTCTCGATCACACCACCAGCCAGACTCAGGTGCACGTCAGCAAGGCTGCCTGGGAGGCGATCGTCGGGCGCGACACGCACCTTGGCGACACGTTCTACGTCACCATCGCGATAGAGGGCGGGGCGAGCCAGCGGGCCCAGTTCACTCATGCGCCGAGCATCCACGAGATGCTGGACTACGTCGCGGACAACGGGATCGAGTACATCGTGTTTCGCAACACGAACGGGACGATTCTGGACGCAGCCATCGACGGAACCAAGTTCACCGTCGCGTTCGAGCGCGACGACGCGACGGCGTTCTGGGTTCCACCGGATGACGAACGGTACTGGGTCGTCCTGCCGGAGCCCTACGCCACCCAGTCCTACACCGACTATCGGGTCAGCCACCTGGAAGACGAGATCGACAACGCCACGGCCAGCAACGTGTGGACGAACACGGGGAACATCGCGGGCGGCGGGGTCACTACCGAACTGGACCTCGAGAAGGCCACCATGGTGAACGTGTGGCACAAGGACAACAACGTCTGGCGGTCGTACTCGGTGAGCGCCCGTTTGATCCGGGGGCAGAACGGATTCACGGACCTCACCGCCTTCCCGGCGCATGTCCGCCAGGGCATCGGCGGCAGTTCCGAGGTCAGGTTAGGCTACGACCAGAATCTTCGGGAGCTGTGGATAGGCCCCGCCACGTCCGGCGGCAGCATCAGCATCGCCGCGGGATCACTCAAGGTGGAAGTGCTAGGAGTCTGAAATGGATGCAATGACGAAGCCGGAACCAGAGGTGTCATGGGGTTTCATCGGCGTCGTCAGGGCGACCGCCGCCACCGATAACTCACTTACGGTCACTTTTGAGGCCGGCGAGTTTGACTTCGACCTGCCGGCGATCCTCAAGGCGCTGCGCAAGAGCGGCCAGCTCGCCGGCGTCACGATCGAACCCATCACGCCAAGTGGCTGACGTAGACCAGCAGCGGTCCTGGCTGTTCGTGCTGTTCGCGACAGCGGCGGTCGTGGCATTCCTGTTCCTCTGGGCCTGCCCAGCGGCTGCCCAGCAGGAACCCCCGGTCGTCCCTGAGAGCTACATCCTCAAGCAGCGGCAACACGACTTCGCGAACAACGTCTGGCAGTGGCTGAACGAGACGAGCCAGGCTTACGTGCGCAACGAGTGGCATGACGGCTCGAGGGCGGACTGCTCGAGCTGGACGCCGGAGAAGCAGCGCTGCATCTTCGCCGGCAACTGGGAGTCCGGTCCGCCGTGGATCGAGTTCTCGAAGCCGTTCTACAGCCCGGACACGACGATCGTCTACGGCTCGCCGGTCCCGGTGAAGGACGTCGACGAGAACGTCGCGGGGCAGGCCGCCGACGCCGACAATCGGGGCGGCGCGAAGGACTTCAACTACGAGCTCGCCAGGACGTTCGCCCTCGAGAACACCGTCTCGAGCACCTACTCGCAGAGCTACGAGATCGACGTGACGCTGAGCTCGAAGACGACGATCGAGGGGTCCTACTACGGCGTGAAGTTCGAGGAGGAGCTGACCGCGACGCTCGAGACGGATTTCACGCAGTCCGAGAGCCAGACGAAGTCATTCGTCGAGACGCGCACGCAGGAAGTCAAAGAGACCGTGGTCGTCCCGCCGTACTCGCACTACATAATCCGCTTCGCCGAGCGCCAGGCCACGAACAACGTCCCGTACACCGTAAGGGGCGTGTTCGATTGGGCGTTCTGCGTGGGCATCCCGAACTACCCGGTCGGCGGCCGCGGCTGGATCTTCCGGCAGACCTGGGCCAACGGGAATCCGGGGTGGAAGAACAACGAGATCTGCTTCACCTCGATCACGGACTTCCGGCAGGCGGTCTACGGCTACAACCCGGCCTGGCCGCACGTCCCGAACGGCTACTGGAAGGGCGACACGACGGACTGGTTCACGGGCGACAACTGGCGGATGGTGGACCTCAAGGGCCAGCAGCGGCGGCTGTCCGTCGCCGAGAACAGCATCGTGATCCTCGACGTGACCGACTGCGGCGAGGACGACCTGGACGGGATCAAGACGGCTCTCGACAAGCCGTTCGACGGAGTGCTCGACGGATACGACTGCGTGAAGCGCAACCCGAAGCCTCCGCCGTGTCCGTGGTGGAAGCGGATCGTCAAGCGCTGCGCGCTGGTTCCCGTGGACCCGACGATCTAGGGATGCCGTTCATCGTCGAGTGGCGCCTGGAGGACGGTTCGAATGCGGGAGAGCTCGTCGCCCGGGTGACGGACGAGAAGACGATTTGGTGGGCAGCTCCGCCGTTGGACGCGGAGCCCTTCATCAGGGTACGGTCCGGAAACGACTTGGAGACTGTCGGCTGGCTGCTCCATCGATACGGCCGCGGCAACTACGGAGATCAAGAATGACCGCAATTCAGGATGCTCGAGCCATTTTGGACGAGCTCAATCCGCACGTGATCCGGCTGACGGCGTCACACTCCGCCCGAGACGTCGAGACCGTTCTGCACAAGGACGAGATCAGCCGTCTGCAGCAGGACGGCGAGCTGGCATCGATGGTCGTCGAAAGCAGTGAGGCCTGGCTGGCGATGGAGGGGTACTCGTTGACACTGACGTTCCACGCCAGAAGGGGCTGATGGCCGATCGAGCAGCTGACGGTCCGATCGAGCGGCCGCCGGGCCGCCGCCGCCATCCGCCGCCGGTGCGTAAGTGTTCGGAGTGCGGCGCGGCGTTCGACCGCA